GCAATCGAGGCAGTGTTCCTACCGAACGATGCAGAAATCTACGCCAATGAGTGGAGGCACAGTCGTGCCGCCAAGAAACGCATTGCAAGATATTACGCTCCTGAAGACAACGGTAACACAGGCTACATACGATGGTTATGGAGTCAATGCAACGGCAGAACAAGCGATATGCAGGATGGTGGAAGGCTCAACACAATGGATCAACCGTTCAAGACACCATTGTCGTTGAAACCCAACGTTTCGAGATCGAGTGCTGTGGTCAATAGGCCACGTGCGCTTGATTGAGGACGCCTGGTACGCGTTGATGGGGTGTCAGCTAAGAGTTCGCTGACGCATCCGCGCCTCATCACAAAACGCTACCCAGGCGGAGCGAAAACCCGGTCATATGTCCATCTGGAGGGGCTATCACCTGACATGGGTCTGGGAATATTTAATGGTGATATTAATACTCTAGAGTGTGCATTATTGGAAAGAATGTACTATTGTAAAATAGACGGTCAGTTTGTGGAACCACCAACGGTAGCACAAACGACGTACAAACGATTGAACAAGTTCAGGAATAAGGTTATCAGAAATGTTGGCAGTCCATCCGTGTTAACGCTACAAGAAGTAGTGGATACATATACCGGCCGAAAACGCACCATTTATGAAAACGCATTCAATTCGTTATGTATTAAACCAGTTAATAGAGACGATGCCGTTAGTGTGGCATTTGTCAAGGTAGAGAAAGGGAAACCAGGTAAGGCACCTAGATGTATACAACCCAGAAATCCACGCTACAACATTGTGGTAGGGAAATACATCAAGGCAGCAGAACACAGAATATATAAGGCTATTGCCTTGGTTTTCGGGGATGGTCCAACTGTAATGAAGGGATATAACGTGAATCAGATAGGTCGGATAATTGCGGCAAAATGGAGGTCATTTACAGACCCTGTTGCAATTATGATCGACGCAGTCAAGTTTGACATGCACTGTTCACCGCAATCATTACGTTGGGAACATTCCACATACAACAGAATCTTCAGCTCTCCAGAGTTACGTCGCTTGTTAAAGTGGCAAATAAGTAACAAGGGTAGGGGATACTGTGATGATGGAAAATTGAAGTACGAAGTTGAAGGTCGTAGATTTTCGGGTGATATGAACACAGCACTAGGCAACGTAATGATTATGTGTGGCTTGGTGTGGACATATGCCCAGGAACGTGGTGTCCTGATTAAGCTAGTCAACAATGGAGATGATTGTGTGATTTTCTGTGAGAGAGCAGATTTAGCTAAATTCATGCTAGGATTTGACGCATGGTTTAAAGAGTTTGGGTTCAGAATGACGGTTGAGGAAACTGCATTGGAACTGGAACATATTGAATTTTGTCAAATGCACCCCGTATACACCCCCAATGGATATACCATGGTTAGAAACATCCGCACCGCTTTAGCGAAGGACACAATGACAGTACTACCCGTCAACAATGAAGGGTCAGCGAG